CATAAACTATCTATGGTGTTATGATATTCTTAGAAATGATAGGGGGTTCAAAAGACGAATTCAAGATTTGATGAGGGGATATCTATATATATAAACATACAAAGCAAACACCAACCACACCACGCTACAAATATCATTCGCAGCAAAAAAATCTTACTAAAAAACAGTCTATTCCAAACATTAACAAAAAAAATATTTCTCATAGAAATCTATGAAGGCAAAAAGGGTATGTTAGTATTAAACAATAAAAGGTGGTTGACAGAAATTAATCTATGATCTATAATATACACATGAGCAATCTAAACGAACAACAAAGAGAATTTTGTGAACAGTATATTGCTAATGAATACAACGGAACAGCTGCTTATCTAAATGCTTACGAGCAAAAAGATAAAAAATCTGCTGCGGTAGGAGCATCACAACTTCTTCGTAATCCGGCAATAATTGAACAAATAAAAAACGTCGAAGGAGATTATAGAATCCTGGGGCATAAATTAGGGATTGACAAAAAATTAATATTGAAGACTTTACTGGGCTTGTTATCTGCAAAGAAACAAGTCTTTTATAATGGGGAAGGAGTTGGTGAAGTTGATGACAATCCTAGTATTAATAAAGCCACGGAGACGCTATTAAAGATAATGGGTGATTTCGCTGCGGAAAAATCCGAGGTAGTAATCGACGAAGGTTCAATAGACTTTAGCAAAATGACGGAAGAAGAAAAGAAGGAATATAAAGAAAAGCTTATAAGAGAATTATAGTTAACTTAACTTCCAGCATAAAACCTTATATATGCGACAGTTATCCTTTTTAGGATAAAGTCGAATCCCCCAGCTTATAAGGTAACGACTGGATACAACGTCTATTATATGTTGGGGGTTAAGTTCGCTATTTTAGCTCATCTGGTAGAGCGGCTGTTTTGTAAACAGCGGGTAGTCGGTTCGAGTCCGGCAAATAGCTCAAGAAAGTTCTTTAACAAATTACGCTAAGCATAAAAGGCAGAAATCGTCTATGTGACGTAGAAGTCCTACTAAATTTATGCAAAAAAACAACTATGAAGTTGATATATTAATCAACGGAAAAAAAGCAAAAGAATATTTACATAACGGGAAAATGTATATAGAAGGAAGAAAAGGTACTAAATATTCGATTAGAATCAAAAATAATTGCTGGACAAGAATTTTAGCTATTCCAACTGTTGATGGCTTATCAGTCATTACAGGAAGAGAAGGAAATTATAATTCTTCAGGATATATTATTGATGCAAATTCGTCTATTACAATAGATGGATGGAGAAAAAACAATCAAGAGGTAGCAGAGTTTTATTTCTCAGGAATAGAAAGCTCATATGCTAAAAAAGTAGATAAAAGCGGAAATCAAGGTGTAATCGGTGTTGCTGTTTATGAGGAAGAGCAAATATCAATTACAACATTTACTAATAATGCTTTTCTTGACGCTGGAACATGTACAAATTATCTTTGTGCTAGTGGAACATCTATGTCTACTCAAAGCTTTACTTCCTGCTCAGCATCACAAGATGTTGGTACAGGATGGGGAGATACAAAAAGATCAGAAGTTACTACTTCAACATTCGAGGAAAACAAAAGCTCTCTAGTAGTATTTGAATTATTCTATAATACTAGAAGCGAACTTAAAAAGGAAGGAATATCATTTAAACCTGCTCAATACATTTCACCTAGAGCATTTCCTAATGAATATTGCCAACCACCTAAAAAGTAATTAATTAAAAACGCTTAGCGTAAGTTGTTAGAGTTCTTTAAAACTAGTAGTTAAGTTAAGTTTAGTCAAGCAAAGTTATGTCAAAATTAAATGGAAGAGGGCCACAAGAAAAAGGTCCAAGAACAGGTAGAGGTTTAGGAAATCAATCTAATGCAGTTGAATCAAAAACAGAATCATTATTTATCTTAAGAAATTATCTTTTAGATAATATGAGAAGTGATAGAAAAACACTATTAGGAGAAATGTTAACAATTGTAGATGCATCAATATCAGATCAACAACAAAGAAAAGCAATAAAAGATTTAGTAAATGATAAATTCTATAAAGACAATCATTTAGAAAATTTTACAAGAGAATTATTATTAGATTTCTCTAAAAAATATTGTAATAATGATGGAATGATTAATAAAGATGAAGAAGATGCCTTTATTGGTAGAATAGGTATTTCTAGATACCCTTCAACATCACCAAAGTTATTTTAATAATCTAACACTATAAGTTGACTACTAATTTTAAAGAATTATTTATTGAACCATCAGTTTAACTGGTGCTTTCGGTCTCGCTATCAATTTAAAGTAAATTGATGGTTTAGTAAATAATATATGGATTTAGAGTATATAAAAAAGGTATCGCAATCAAAAGAATTACAAGATTTAGAATGGTGGTTATGCCACGACGATCCTTATTACTTTCTTACAAATTGGGCATTTACATTAGATGTTCATGATAAAGAAAGTTCAATTAAGGCATTTCCTAAAAAGGAACATTTAAGAATCTTAGTAGAAACTTGGTTAAAAGAACCGTTATTATTGATTCCAAAAACTCGTCAAATGATGATGAGCTGGTTATTTACTACATTATATCTATGGGATACCCAATTTCATCACGGAAGATTAACCTTTTTCCAAAGTAAGAAAGCTGATGATGCAGACGATCTAGTCAAAAGAGCTAAGTTCGTCTATGACCGTGAACCTAGATTTTTAAAGCGTTATTTCTTAGGAGGAAAATTTTATGCTTTAAATGTTAATCCTCAACACGGAGGACAACATACACAAGGTAAAATGACTTTCCCGGAAATAAATTCAGAAATAAGAGGCATTCCTGAAGGAGGAGATGTTATTAGGATGCATACAGCATCTGGAATCTTAGAAGATGAGATGGCATTTCAACCCGAAGCTAAATCAGCGTTTACGGCAGCAAAGCCAACAATTTCATCAAAAGGTAGATTTACAGGAGTTTCAACTGCTGAAGATAATACTTTTTTTGAAGATATGGTTTTTGACCGTGTAGAAATTTAAAAAGTATGAATAAGTATAGAGTCAGCGATGACATATATCATCAAAGTTTTGTATTAGTTGTTAATTGTTCTGAGGAGCAATTTATGAAGTATCTTAACAGAACCTTCTATACGAGTATAAAAGCTGATGATAATACAGGATGTGTTTTAGAAATGAAGAATAGTAAAACAGGTGATACTAGAGTTTTTCTTTGGATGGAAAAATTCAATTGGTCTTTAGAACATCAGGAAATTTTTGTTCATGAATTACAACATCTAGTATTTAGAAATTTAGATTATGCTGGAATTAAACATACAAAAGAAACAGACGAAGCCTATTCTTATTATACAAGCTACTTATTTAGACAATGTTACGCCAAGTTAAAAGCAATAAAACCATATGTACAAAGACGTAGACCAACCAGAACTACAAAGAGGAATAAAAAAGTGGAAAAACCCAAATAATCAATTTTGCATATTAATGCTTCATTATACAGCAGATCCAGATAAGGATCCTGAAAGAAATGGTAAGGAATGGTACGATAACGAAAGAAGAGGAACTCCTAAAGCTACCTGGCTAAAGGAATATGAAATAGATTTTAGTACTAAATCAGGAAAATTGATATTTGGACCAGACTTTTGTGATTTTGACAAAAAGATTCATTTAATTGATTCATTTGAATTACCTGAACCTTATGAATTGTTAATATCACTGGATTTTGGTCAAAGAAACCCTACATGTGGTTTAATTGGTGCTTGGACAGCAGATAATAGACTGTACATTATAGATGAATATTATAAAGCTAAGTTGCCTTCAGTAAGTTCAAAGGAAATGTTTGAACAATTTGAATATTTATTTGGACATCCCGGAATATTAGAAGGAGCAACATTAAGAGAAAAGAGATTACATGCTATAAACACTTTTTCCCTTAGAATTATAGATCCAACTACTAGAGCAAAGAATAGATCTAAAATAATAGAAGGAGAAGAAGTCGAATATAGTGTTATAGAAGAGTTTGAGGATCATGGTTGGGAATTCGAACCTGGAAATAATGATGTTTCCAATGGAATTACTAGAATTAGGGAATATTTACAAGTAGATTCGGAAGGTAAGTCTAATTTATATATATTCAAAGACAAATGTCCTTGGTTAGCTTGGGAAATTGCTAAATATAAATATAAGGAAAGAACAGAACTTCAAGAAAAGCAACAAAACGCCTCAGAAGAACCAGTTAAAAAAGATGATCATGCCGTCGATGCCTTAAGATACATGGTAATGACAAGACCAAATACACCGCAGAAGGCACCTAAACCAATGACAAGGATCCAAAAAGATATACAAAATTTATGTAAACCTAAAGTATTTAATAATACTTGGGATATAGATTAATATTTATAAACTAATAATAAGCGTATGAAAAAAGAAGAGACAAAAGCTCCTAGTAAGGAACAAGTTGAATTACAAGAAAGATTCAAACAATTCGACAAAGGGTTAGGAGAATTACAAGAAAAGTATCAAGTTAAAGTGTATGCAGTTAATCAAGCACTAGAAGGTGGAGAAGTAGTTCCACTTATTAAATTATCAGACGCAGCTAAAAAATAAAATGTATGAGTTATAAGAATGATCCAAAAGAAGGTATTTTAATTATTAAGAAGCATATCAAGACAGCATTAAAAACCGACATCGTCGTTGTTGACAATGAGGAAGACAGACGCCTTATTACAGGAGAGGTACTTTCAGATAATTCAAAAAAATACCAGAAAGGAAAGAGTATAATATTTGGTAAGTATGCCTTATATCAACTAACATTAACAGGAGATGATATTTATTTTATAGAAGAAGAAGATATTATCGGTACAACAAGTTATAAAGAAAATTAATATAAAATAAAATGTATAAAGATCTATTATTTGGCGATGATGCCAGAAACAAAATTAAAAAAGGCGTTAACATAGTAGCAGACGCCGTATCTTCAACATTAGGTCCTAGAGGGCAAAATGTAATATTTGAAGAAAGTTCTTTTCCAACTATAACCAAAGATGGTGTAACCGTAGCACAACAAGTATTTCTTGAAGGCAAATTCGAGAATATGGGAAACATGATTACTAGAGAAGCTGCAGAAAATACTAATAGAGAAGCAGGAGATGGAACAACATCCACTATTGTATTATTAAGAGAAATCTTTAATGAAGGACATAAGTATGTAACAGCTGGTATGAATCCAATTCTTCTTAAAAGAGGAATGGATAAAGCACTTGAAAAAGTTCTTGACTCCTTAAAGTCTAAAGCAGTTACTACAGGTAAACAAAAGGAGCAAGTAGCAATAATCTCTTCTAATAATGATATAGAAACAGGAAAGATGATAGCAGAAGTAATCAAAAAAGTTGGAACAGATGGAGTTATTACTGTATCTTCTTCTAACTCATTAAAGACAGAAGTAGAATATATTAAAGGTACTAAAATTCATTCAGGATATGAAAATCATTTGTTTATTAATGATTCTAGAAGTCTATCAGCAATAATGGATAAACCTGAAATTATTATTACTACAGAAAGAATTACAATGTCTTCTCAAATTCAACCTATTATTGAAAGATGTATTCAAGGAGGAAAAAGAAATATGATTTTAATAGCAGATGTTATTGAGGGACAAGCATTAGCATTTGTAGTACAAAATTACTTACAAGGAAAATTTACTTGTGTTCCGGTTAAGGTTCCATCATTTGGAGGATATCAAAGAGACTTACTTTATGATTTAGCCGCATTAACAGAGGCAACAGTTTTAGGGGAAGCAGAAGCTAAGAAGATTGAAGATGGAGATTTAGAAGATTTAGGAAATGCCGAAAAAGTAATAGTAGGAAGATTTGAAACTATTATTTCTGGAGCAGATGGAAGTATTAAAAATAGAGTTAAGGAAGTAAAAGCACTTCTAGAAGAAGAAAAAGATATCTTCAAGAAAGAAAAGATGAGACAAAGAATCGGAAGACTTACAGGAAAAATTGCTAACATTAAAGTAGGTGGAGCATCAGACTCAGAGCAAATGGAAATTAGATACAGAATGGAAGATGCTATTAACGCTACAAAGTCAGCAATAGAAGAAGGAATAGTTGAAGGAGGCGGAACAGCTTTATTAAGATGCTATAATGCTTTAACAAAAGTAAAAAAAACAGATGAACCGGAATTAACAAAGGAAGAGCAAGAAGGATTCGTAATTGTATTGGAATCATTAAAAGCTCCTTTAAGAAAGATTGTTGACAATGGAGGATTATCCGGAGAAGCAGTTGTCGCAAAGGTTTTAGAGGGAGGAAAAGGATATAATGCTTTAACAAATAAATATGAAGATTTATTTAAAACAGGTATTATTGATCCTAAGAAGGTAGTCAGAAGCGAAATAACAAATGCAATAGCCACAGCTGGTATTTTATTAACATCAGGATGCGCTATCGCTATTAAACCAGAAAAGAATGTATAAAATAGGTATATTAGGTTACGGAGAAATTGGAAAGGCAGTAGCAAGGTTTTATAAAGATCCTTTAATTGCCGATCGGAATATCTGTAACTTAGAAGAAGGAATGCATATATTACATGTTTGTATCCCTTACTCAAAAGAATTTAAAAAGGTTATATTAGACTATAATAAAAAATATAATCCAAAAAGTATTGTAATTCACTCTACAGTAGAAGTTGGAACAACAAAGGAACTTAATAAGAAATTAGATAACAAAGTTGTTCATAGTCCAGTAAGAGGAGTTCATCCAGATTTATTCCCAGCAATCAAAACATTTATTAAATATATAGGATACGAAGATAAAAGATTAGCAGAAAAGATCCAGTATCATTTTAAAGAAATTGGAATTAAATCAGAAATAGTAGAAGATTCAAGAACTACTGAATTAGGAAAACTAGTATCAACTACTTATTATGGAATTGTTATTTCTTTTACAGACTATATTGATAGATTGTGTCAGAAGAATAAGTTATCATTTAAAGAAGTATTAACAGATTTTAATGAAAGTTACAATTTAGGATATATGGAATTAAACATGATGAATGTTATGAGACCAACATTATATCCACCTAAAGGAAAAATTGGCGGACATTGTGTCAGACCAAATGCAAAGATATTAAAGAAACAATTTGGAAAAGACCCAATATTAAGAAGTATATTAAAAGTAAAGTAATATGGAAACTATAATAATTACAATTTTATTTATATCAACACTTGCTTTCTTATATCTTTATCAGGATAAAAGAGATAAGGCTGAAGAAAAGAGATTTAGAGAATTTGTTTTAGCAAATAAATCTAAAACCATCGAAGAGTACGCGACAGCCCTGCCAACGGATGAACCATTAGAACAACCTATCTCAGACGAAGTTATTGAATTAGGTGATGCAAACCCAAATGATTTATTAAAAGCAATAAAACAAGAACATGAAAATTAGTAGCATAAAGATAAAACAAATTATACCTGAGAAAGGGCATATAGGATTCGTTTCATGTGTAGTAGATGGTTGGTTATTTTTAAATAACATAGCTGTTTTTACTAGATTAACCGAACCTGAAAAAATAAGACTTGTTTTCCCAGAAAAGAAAGTCGGCGATAAAAAGATTAGTCTTTTTTACCCTTTAGACTCTGTTGCTTATTTTAATCTTGAAAAGGCAATAGCAGATAAATTAAAAGAAATATGAATTTACAAGACCTAAGACAGGATAATATAAAAGAACAAAATAAAGAAGCTGCAGGTTTTATTAATCAATTATTTTTAGATACACAACAAAGGTATTTAAAATTACATAGAGATTGGTATGTGAATGAAAGATTTCTTAGAGGGGATCATTGGATTGTTTTTAATAAGACTCTTAATAAAATTCAAACGATTCCGGTTCAAGACGGAGAAATTAGAAGAACAATTAATAAAATTAGAACACAGGTAAGAGGAGTTAAAAACTTTATTAAAAGAAGCCAACCTAGATGGCAAGCTCATCCTCAAGATACAACAGACGAAGCACTTGCAAACGCCAAGAAGGTAAATAAGATTTTACAGTATTTATATAGAACATTAGGATTCAAAACACTTCTAACAGATGTTGTTGTTTCTGGTCTTAAATATTCAGTAGGAATTGCTGAAGCTGCTATTGTAAAAGATGGTGGAAAGACAAAGATTAAAGTTTGGCACGATGATACATTTGATATACTATTAGACTTAGATTCCCCTCAATTACAAGATTGTTCATATATTATAAAAGCATTTAAAAAATCTATTGTTACTATTAACAGTAATAAAAATTATAAAATTAAAGGAGACATAATTTCTGATAGAAATGATGGTGGTTCAAATTATAAAGAACTTTTAGAAAAAGAAAAATACGGTTCACAAAAACCAACAGGAAGCAAAGATATGGATACCGCTTTAGTTAAAGAACTTTGGATTAAATGGGTAGACGAAAAAGGTCAAACTAATACAAAAATATTTACAGTAATTGGAAAACAATTAGTTAGAGTTGCTCATCCTAAATATAGAAGATATCCATTTTTTATTTACAATCCAGAAAGAGACCCAGGAGCAATTTATAGTGATGCTTGGATTAAAGATTTAATTCCAATGAATAAGTCACTAGATAAAATTTCTTCTCAAATAGAGGGATACATTCAAAGAATGCTAGCTGGTAAATACTTAATTAAACAAGGAGTTGAAGTATCTTCAATTACAGATAAAGGAGCTGAAAAGATTTATTATAAAGGATCAACACCTCCAAAACAATTAGATTTAAATCCATTACCTAGTACTCCATTTACATATAATAACAACTTAGAAAGATGGATTGAAGAAGGTGGAGGTATGAGAGAAACTTCTTTAGGAAGAACTGGAAGTCTACAATCCGGTAGAGCTATTGAGGCAATGCAATCAGCAGATGCTAGTACAGTTGCTGAGCCTATTGAGAATTTAGAAATCTTCTTAAAAGATATTTCAGAGTTTTTCTTAGAATTATTAGCCGACTATACTGTAGCATCAGAAGAAATTATTGAACAAGGTGAAAAGATTAAATACATAGGAAACCAAAAAGAAGCTCCAGAGGATGCTTTAATAATTAAACCAACAGAGGTTGATGTTAGAATTGTCCCTGAAGTTGCTTATAGTGAAATAGCTAGATATGAAAGATTACTTCAATTAGCTGAAGGTGGATTAATTGATGCACAAACAGTATTAGAAAAATTAGAAATTTCTAATGTTGGAGATATTGTTGAAAGAATGAAGAAACAAAAAGAGGAAGAATTCAAAAATGAAATGACAAAACAAAAAGAAAGTCATAGATCATCAGGAGAAGCTCCAGAAGATTCAGCAGACTTAGCAGATCAAGAAAATATGCAAATGGCAGCAGGACAAGGTATTCCAGCTACACCACAAGCATTATGGACTCCTGAACATACAGAATTACATATGGCATTTATACAAGAAAATCAAGACGCCTATACTCAACAAAAACAATTATTTGATGAGCATATAGCTCAAGAAGAACAATATAATCAACAATAATATGGCAATTAATAAAAAGAAATTCTTGGAAGCAATAAAGAAAGGTGTTAATAAATATACACCTATTGGAGTTGCTAAGCAAATGTCGGCTTATACTAAAGATAAGGCTGCAGAGAAAAAATCTAAAGCAAATCTTAAAAAGCTTAATAGAAAAGCAATAATTCAAAGTACACAAAAAAGATATAAAAAAAAATATGGAGAAAATATGTCACCCTCAGCATTAAAAGCTGATCTGACATCTGGTATGTTAGGAAAGCAAAGTAAAGATTATCTTAAGATGAAAAAGGAAGAAACAAAAAGAAGAGTAAAAAAATATTAAACAATTAATATATTGTGTTCGGATAGCACGTAATAAGTATTCGTTAATTTAATAAGCATAAAAAAATGGAAAAAGAAATTACACCAGAAGTAAAACCTACAGAGACGCCAGTAACGCCTCCTGTAGAACCAGTAGTGCCTTCACCTGCTGAAGAAAAAGTACCTTCAACACCAGAAGTAACTCCACCGGAGCCAGTAACTCCACCTGAGGTGAATGATGTATCTAAACTAACTACACAGGTTGGTAATTTAAACATTGCTCTAAAACAAGAGCGTGAAACTGCTAAGAAAAAGCAGGAAGAGTTTGAAACTAAATTAAATGATTCAAATTCTACGATTACTAAGTTAAAGGAAGTTTTTAATCCCCCAACTCCAGCCCCCGAGCCTTCACAAGAAGGAATGACTCCAGAAGCAATTGATGCAATTGTTGAAGCTAAGTTAGCTGCAGCAAAAGAGGAACAATCACAGTCTGAAAAAGTCATCGAGTACAAGAAAGAAATTTCTACACTTGAGACAGAATGGGATGGAAAAGAAGGAAAACCAAAGTATGATGATGAAGAAGTTCTTAACTGGCAAAGAGAAACTAAAAAGACTTACTTATCACCAAAGGATGCTTTCCTTCAAATGAAACATCAAGATATTCTTGATTATGAGGTGAAACAAAAAATCTCTGGACAAAAATCTGTAGTAAATGTAGAAACACCATCTGCTACACCTGGAACCCACGAACCTGGTACAGAAACTCCCGCTACGGAAGTTGATACTAGAGCCGCGGCATTACAGGCTATGGAAGATGCTGGCAAAGAAATGTAGCTTATAAATTAAGCTATCATTCTATAGAGATATAGAATTTTACAATACTATGGCACAATCAGTCTCAAATCTAGCTGGTGCAGCTATGAGAGTATATGACAAAGTTGTTCATGACCAAATATTCACTAAGAATGTTTTATTCATGAACATCTTAAGAAACATCATGCAAAGTGATGGTTCAACTACCAAATACATCTCACTACACTATGATAGAAATGTTGGTTCTGCTGCTGGTGGTGAAACTTTAACACTTCCAACTGCTGGACAACAAAAATACTTACAAGCAAATATTACAATGAAATATAATTTCCACACAATTGCTATTACAGATGTATCATTAAAAGCTTCTCAAGGATCAAAGGAATTCTTAGTAAACGTTCTAGAAACAGAATACCAAGGTGCTAAAGAAGATATGCAAAGACAACTTTCTCGTCAAGGATATGGTGTTGGAACAGGTGTAGTTTGTCAAGTTAATGACGCTGCTCCTGATACTACTTTAACATTTGACAACCCTATGGTAGGAAAATTCCCTTCTGATTATTTCTCAATTGGAAATGCGGTTATGTTCTCAGACAGCGCTTCTGCTGCTTCTTCTGCTGCTTATACTACTATTTCAGCTATTACTGGTAATTATACAATGACTGTAGCTTCTGATTCTGGCATTCTTGACGACGACTATGTATACATTGCTCACTTAGCTGATTCAGTTACAGTTTCTAATGTTAACGCTGAAATTATGGGTCTTAAAGGACTTATCGATGACGGAACAAACGTTGCTACTTTTGAAGGATTAGCAAGAGCAACTTATATCTGGTGGAAATCATATATCGACGACTCTGCTACTCAAAGAAGTTTAACAGATGAACTATTACATTCAAGCTATCTTGAAGCAAAAAAGAAAGGTGATCCTAAATATGCTTTAACTAGTTTCGATTTATCATCTGCTTATGGACAATTATTAACTCCAGACAGACGTTACTCTGATACAATGAAATTAAAAGGTGGATTCACAGGAGTTGACTTTAATGGTCTTCCTATCGTTTCTGACTATGACTGTCCTTACGACGAGCTTTACTTCATTGATCCTTCTACTCTTTCTGTAGAAGACCTAGCGCCTATGTCATTCTTAGATGAAGACGGAAGCATCCTAGACAGAAGTTCAACTCAACCTATCTGGCAAGCTACTCTTAGATACTACATGAATCTTGCTAACAAAGCTCCTAATAAGAGTTCTGCTATCAGAGATATCATTAAATAACTTAATATGGGGGTTAGTAGACGGTAACCCCCTCTTTCTCGTCTTAGTATCTTCGCAAGGAGGGTTAACTATAGATTGGACAACTAACAAACTAATAATCAATTATATGATTAAAGAAAGAAATCTGGATTTACTAGCAAGAAAGCAATATGTTATCTTAAAAGCTGATGTAGCTGTAGATAGTATTGTTGCAGCAGGAGATGTTTCTGCCGCTTTACCAGTAGCTACTTTAGCAAAAACTGAGCTAGATTATCCAAGAAACTTACTGTATACATTAACAGATGATTCAGGATCAGCCTTAACAGGTACATTTACCGTTATAGGCATAGATCAATTTGGTGTAGTAGTTACAGAAGAAACTGCAGTAACATATGCAGCCGCTGTTTCAGGCACTCAAATCTTCGCAACAATTACAAGTATTGCAGTAGCAGTAGAGAATGAAGCCGCATCAGACACATGTGATGTTGGTGTATCTATTGAAGCAGATGTTGCTTCCTTCGGATTACCAGACTTACTTGGTGCAGTATCAGACGTAAAAGCTATTAATTTCCTTAACGCTGGTGTTACTGAAATGCAAAATATCGACTCAACCTCTGTTGTCGTAGCAAGAAATTGTTTCAGACCAGAGCAAACAGTTGTAGCAGATGACGACTTTATTATCTTCTATAAAGCAAGTGGATATAGATAGTACTAACTAATCATTAGGTGCTTTTAGCTAAGTGATTACTTCTTAATAACAGCCAAATGATTCTTAAAAAATTAATTCAACACGTATGAAATTAAAAAACAATGGTGACGCTTTCAAAATTACTTTTGATTCAACAAATTATGACGTTCCAGAAGGAGAATTTGAAGTAACAAAGCAAGACCTTGGACAATTTATCGTTAATAAATCAATCCAATGGAAAAAGGATGTTACTGTATTAGAATATGATGCACCTGCTGAAATTAAACCAGTAATCGAACCAATTGCAATACAAAGTACAGAAGCTCCTGAAGCTCCTGAAGTTGCAGAAGAACCTGTAGAAGATTCACCTGTAGAAACTGATCAAACAGAATCTACCCCTGAAGTTGTTGAGAAAGTTACAGAACCAGAAACAAAAGAATAACATGAAAGACATAAAGAAGTATGATAGACTTTTAAGGGTTAAAAGAAACTTAGATGGATCAAAACAAATCTTTAGAGATAGTCCATTTAATAGTCAAAGATCCTTTGAAATCTTAAATATCGAAAACAAGTATATAGGAAGTTTCAGTTGGATAAGAAAACATCTTATTTCAATTGATAATCAACGATTTGACATTACTGGAGCGTCTAATAGAAATAATATGGCAATCCGTAATAAAAATCCTGATGATAGACTGAGTCGGGAACTAGCCGATTTCATACTATCTGGAGGGGATAGTATAGTCTTATAAATTAAAATTAAATCTATGACAGAAAATAAAGTAAAGAACTTAATAGTTCTTAGTGCTAAAACACTAGAATCAACAGAAGCCACTACTCAAGCAACAACTGCTAGAGTTGTAGTAGACACATTTGTTAGTGATCAATTAAATCTAACAACTATATATACTACAGGTGCAGGAGAAGTAGCAACTAAGTGCTATGCAAAAGTTTGGGGTTATGTTGGTACTAAGTCAGAATCAACATCTTATCCTTATAACGCCGGCACAGATTCAGAAATTAAGGCGGATGAGAGCAATTGGATCCAAATAGGAACCTATGATATCTCATCTGGAACAGCAACTTTCACAGCTACATTATTCGATTGTGGAGGAGGCGATGCTGCTACTGCATATACAAAACATTTTGCAGAAGGAATTACATTCTCTAAAATTAGAGTTTCAGCATATGAATCCGGAGTAGTTGCTAATAAAGGAACACTTACAGCTGTAGTATCAATACAATAAGTAGTCAATTAAAAATAAATCTAAACCTATGGCTTACACAAATAAGATAGGTGTAAATCCTATTAAATTATCAAATGATATAGAAGTTCGTTCAGGAACATCAAATACAGCAGATGCTATTTCTGCCGAGTATTCTATCACTTTAGGATATGAACCTGGCGTCGGAACAACCTACCTAACAACTGGTGGACAAATGTTTATTCATAATAAATCAGGAACTCAGGCTAATGATTGGTCACTAGTTACAGACGTACAACAAACAGATAAAGAGTCTTATGCAGCTTCTTTAAGTATAGGATTACAAACAAGTAGTCCAACTTTTGTTGTAACTAAAGGTGTTGGAGCAGCAATGACTCCTTCTGCCGGAATAACTAAAGTTTCTGCAGCATTTAAAGAAGGAACAGCTACATTAACACCTAGTATTACAAAAAGTGTTGTAGTTAGCGCTAAGGAAGCAACTACTACTTTAACACAAGATGTTTCAGTAACGGTTAATCCAAGTTAATAAATAAATGTATGAACACAAATAAAATTACAATGGATATTATTCTTATTCTAGTTGTTACAGCTGGAATAGTAAGTTTCTTCTATAATCCTATTGGAGGAGACATGAAATATCTACAAATCATAATGGGATCAATAGTCGGTTTCTTTATTGGTGTAAAACAATTACCAGTAATGAGAGCAAGAAAATAAACTTAAACTTAATACTATGGCTGAAAAATTAATAACACAAGAAGATAGAGACCAAGCTGTCGCTATGGCAAACCTATCTACAAATGTAGGAAATTTAACTACAAAAGTTGAAGACATGCATGAAGACTGGAAAGAGTTTAAAACCAAGCTTCCAAAAATGTTTGCTGCTAAATGGACAGAAAAAATCGTCTCTGGAATAGTAGGTATAATTTTATTAGCTGTAGGATCAGCTATCGTAGCTGGGGTAATTCAAGCCGCAGAAGTAATACTTAATTAAGTTAACTAAATAGTATGTTATTTTTTAAACCAAAATATTCAACAGGTTGTTTACCTGATCTAGAAGATAAGAGGGATTTACAATACACTCCTGCTTTTGGAGCTCCTCAAGTAGATTGGGAAAAAGGCTACGATGTTGAAAAAGAGTTAGGAATTACAATTCCTTTCAAAAATCAAAATGGTTCTTTAAGTTGCGTTGGTCAAGGTTGGTCTTATCAATTAGGAGTTTTAGATGCTTCTGAAACAGGCTTATATACCGATATATCAGCCAAAGCAATATATTCTCAAATACATTTACCTAATGGAGGTGCTTATATTAGAGACGGCGCTAGGACAGCAGTTAATTGGGGATCAGTTCCTGAAGCATTAGTTCCTTCTTATAATAATGGTAATCCTCCAAAAGAAGAATTTATAACAGATGACTCTTGGAAAAATCCAGCAATAGATAAAATTGCTGAAATATTACAAGCAAAAGAATATAGAATTATTAACAATGCTTCTAATATGGATTTATTTGCTATGGCAATAAGAGATAATCTTGGAACAGTAGGAGGACTATATGTTGGTAATAATGGATCATGGAGAACAAATGAACCTACACCATCAAAACAAACTGGTGGACATTGTATATATTTTGGTAAATTTGGAATAGATGAAAAAGGAAAATACATTGCGACACCTAATTCATGGGGAACAAGAAAAACAGATTCTTTACATCCTGATGGTTGGCAAAAATTAAGAGAAGATTATTTTAATAATACTTATATGTTTAATTCATGGACACTTCAAGATAAACCTAATAAAACAGAAATGGAACCAGGTACAGAAGATATTATGAAAAGATATCCTAATAAAATAATTGTTGAAGGAGAAGGAGTTGGACGTAAAGGAATTATTATAAAAGGAGAATTAAGAGAAATAAAAAACCAAAGAGAAGCAGATGCTTGTCTTTATGCACTAGCTAATAACAATCTTGGTCTTACAGTTTCTACAAAAATATTTAATGATATGAAACGAGGACAAGACTTTTAATTATATGGAAGAAACAAAAAAGAAAAAAGGAACCGGACCTTCAATTGAAGTAAAGGTTAATAAAAAAGTAAAATTCGATAGCGCTGTTCCAAAAGAAGAGCCTAAAGAATAAATAAAAAAATGGAAAAGAAAAAACGTATTAAAAAACCTGTAAGAGTTATGGTAGCAGTACCTAATCAAGGCGAAATTACACAAGACGTAGTTCATCAATTAGTAGATATGATAGCACAATCGTTCATTACAAAAAAATACATTATTGATATGAGATTCTCAAAAGTAACTTGTATAGATTATAATAGAAATACAATTACTAAATTATTTTTAGAATCAGATAATCAATATTTATTAATGATGGATTATGATAACCCCTGCTTAAAAAATCCTTTAGAGCTATTAGATAAAAAGAAAGATATAATTATTTATCCAACTTTTATGGCTAAGACAACAGAAGAGGGTGAACCGGCAATTAATTATAATGTATTTTTAAAAGAAGGTAAAATGTGGAGAACACAAAGAATGACACCTGGTAAACCTTTTATGCAATATGATGCAGGAGGAACTGGATGTATCCTTATTAAAAGGAAAGTATTAGAAAATTTAGAAGCTCCGTTTAAATCTAAATTAAAAAAAGACGGAACTAGAGAAGTAGGTTCAGATTTATGGTTTTGCGATAGAGCAAAGAGAAAAGGATTTCAGATTTGGGCACACTGGGAGTATGCTTGTAAACATATGAAGAGAATAGATTTAATAGATGTTGCTAGACTTATGCTTAGAAGTACTAATATAACTCCTTTACCAAAAAAAGGCTTAAAGAAACTAAAAGAAAAATAATATGTTAATAAAGAATTTTTTTAACAAAAAACCAAAACAAAAACCAAATAATCCTATAGCGGGATTAGAAAATACAGAAATGGAAGTTACAGTTAAACGGAAAGACGGAAGCTTAAAAGCTTATAGAAAAGTAGTAAACAAGAAAGAAGTAAAAGTAATTAATAAATAAACATTGCCCTGAAGCAGTGATTTAAATATAAAGAACTATATTAGAAGATGTGGTTAATTAATTAATATCAATTTATATGGCTGATTTAATAACAACTGTTGGTAAAAACACAGTTGCTGAAATGATTGGCGGACTTGGTGCAAATGACGTATTTGACCAATTAGCATTAGGTACCTCTGGTACTGCTGCTGCCGTTACAAACACAGCTCTTGCCGCAGAACTTACCGGTTCTGGTTTAGCAAGAACTACAGCAACATTAAGCACTACAACAGCTAATATTCTACAATTAGTAAAAACTTGGACTGCTACTGGAACAAAAGCAATTAAAGAGTGTGGTATTTTCAACAATAATACTGCCGCTGGAGAATTACTTGCTCGTTCTAACTTTTCAAGCATCACAGTAGATTCAGACGATAGCATTCAGATTACTTACAAAGTAACTGTTAGTTAAACGTTTCCTTTGCCTCTCAGTATTTGGGAGGTAAAGATAAACATTTAATAAAATTGTATGGCAAATAATTCAAAAACATTCTGGGATAAAGCCTGGACAAGAGAAAATGATAGATTTTATATGCACTTCTATTCAATACTTGATCAATTACCAGATGAGGGTAAAATCATTGATATAGGATGTGGAACAGGAACGCTATTAAGATTTATTAAAAAAAATAAACCAAAACTTAAATTAGAAGGAAGAGACATTTCATCAGTCGCTATAGGAAAATTAAAAAAATCCGGCATTAAAGGAAAAGTAGAAAAGTTACCAATAATTACAGGAAAAGCAGATATTATAATAGCTACAGAAGTTCTAGAACATATGAAAGATGATATGAAGGTTTTTAAAAAAATGAGTGAAGTATCAAATAAAATAATTATAACAGTACCTAATAATCGTTTAGGACCAGAAGAATGCAATGAACACGAAAGATTATACACAGCGGATTCATTAGGAGATAAATTAGATAAATACTTTAATAAATATACAATATTTGAAGCAGATGGCTACTTATTAGCAATTGCTTGGAATAAATAAAAATATGGCAGATCAAAAAATATCACAACTAAATGAATTAGCTGCGGCTCCAGATGATGCTGATGTAGTCGCTATTGTAGATAGTCCAGCCTCATCTCCTGAAACAAAAAAAATAACAGTAGCCAATCTATTGGCGAGTAAAGCTGCCGTAGCTCAAACATTTTATATAGGAACAACTCAAGTAGCTATTAACAGAGCATCTGCCGCATTAACATTAGCTGGACTGACACTAACAACTCCAGATATTGGAACACCTAGTGCTGGAACGCTTACAAATTGTACTTTTCCTACTTTAAATCAAAGCACAACAGGTAAAGCAGATACAGCAGGTAATGCAGACACTGTTACTGGATTAACTCTAAATAGCGAAGCTCTTACACTTAATACTGGTGCTTTAACTCTTACTCCTAACGCAGATGACTCCTCAGTCCTTACAGTAGGAGCTGGAGCAGTCGGAGTTTCTGGCTCAAACACAGGCGACCAAGATTTAAGTGGATATGCTTTATTAGCAGGTAGAGATGGAGAGAGTTTAGCTATTGATGAAATTAAAGCCT